AAGTTGCCTCCACTGTCCTTTTGGAGAATCCCAAGCTGATCGTCCAATATTGTGTATATGCGGCCTTCTGAGTCGACTTTTATCGGTCTAAAGGTCCCTACGCTTTCTTCTCCACCAATGAGCGGCATACGTGCACTCTCCTTCTGATTACGTTATTATAATTCGTCAAAAAACTCACTCCAGTCAAATCCTACCCTCTTCACACTTCCATCGGACATTTTCCACTCTGTTCCGCTTGTGAACGCTTTAATGCCTATGATTTTCCTCAGATACTTCTTGTAGAGTTGATAATAATCAAGGGACGTGCCTGGATCCTCCACTTTGCTGGTAGCCCCTTCAGAGTACGTTATTGTGATGTCGCCTTCTTTGATCGACTTTACCCCAGATAGCGTCTGATATTCGAGCTTATCGTTGTATTGGAGCCATGCGAGCATCCCATAGACAACGCACATCTTAGCGTTGTAGTCTGAGTCGGGGAGGGAGGGATTGATCCTCCTAATCTGATTCTCAATGTCTCCCATCTTCCATTCGATATACGAGAGATTTTCTTCGATGAATTCGTCTGTGAGACGCCCAACGATCTTCACGTCCTCAATAGAAGCGAATGCCACGCCCCTCCCCCCATACAAGCGTAGATTTTAGGATTTTAAGAGCACAACGGTGTAGGTGACGCTTTTTCCTTCGCCAAGAGCTTCTCCAATCGTCAATTCAACTTTCTTGTTCTGAGCGTCTATTCCAACAGATTCTACAGGGATAGCTCCGGCCCCTCCATCTACACCAGACTGAAAGACTCCCAAAATCTCTGAGTTTGCGTCTGCGATGCTTGCTGAGCCAGAAGTCTCCGTTCCACTTATTACTACCTGAACGACTTCAAGATCAACCTTCGATTTGGTTATAGCCTTGTCATCTATCCTGGCTGTGGTCACGCCCTTTTCAGCGATCTTCGATGCCGTCACAGCCCCATTAGAGATCTTTTGCCCAGTTACTGCACCGTCTTTAATGTGCTTTGTTTCGATTGCGCCTTCTCCGATCTCAGACCCGCTTTCGACGGACTCAAGGGCCTTGAATAAGGCTTTCATCCGTCCTCTGCGACTGAATAGTAATTTCCTGAGTTCTGCGTCCAATTTTCATCACCTTGAACAAAAAGAAAAGGGGGCGTTTCTTTAGGGTTCTGGCTCAGTTATTAGTGCTGTCACAGCGCCGTTAATATCAGCGTACGTACAGCCAGCCCTTGTTGTTAGCACGTGTTCTACCTGCCTCTTTCGAGCCACCCTGTCCGATTCGACCGTTATCTCCCTGTAAACGCCCCAGACCATGTTGTCTGGTCTTGAGAGGAGTGCTATGCGTCCCGTATGTTCTGTGGCTGTTGTATCGTCAAGGACTGGCACATGGACGACTGGAATGCCGTCGAATGCAAGCTGGCCCCTACCAAGAAGGGCCTCATCGCCGAGGACGGTTTCTCTGGCGGATAATTGCTCCCTGTAGGCTTTGTGGGTTTTCCAATCAACGTAGAACCTTGCCTCATTCCTCTTTATCAGATATCGCTTGTCTATAGCTTCCATCATAGCGTCAAACATGTCGAGTGGGAAGTCCTCGCCGTCAGGGTTGAAATCAGCGCTGTTGTTGTTGTGTGTGTACCCGTAAACTTTGTTTCCTGCGAGGGTGGCCCAGCCATCCATTGCTTTGAGGAGTAAGGGTGCGCCAGCGCCTAGGCTGGTGTCCCCGAACACGAAAGCTTCTTCTAGGCCAAGCGAAGCGCTCTTAGCCAGCATAGAGACTATCCGCTCTTCGAAACCCGGCCCTTCGATGGTATCCTCAAGCGTATCGTAGTCTATCGTCACTCCAAGCACAAATTCCTTTGCGTTTATGACGTTTTGCTGTATGAAGCCGCTAAGAGACATTTCGTCGACTCCATCCGTTTCTCCAGGGATTACCTTGACTTCCTGGCCGTCAATCGTCGCCCGGCCGGGGTAGAGGTAGCCGGTTGGCGTATCAATGGCTGCTATCTCTTTTTGGAAGCTTTTCATCCTTTCCATTCTTGCTTCGTCAAGAATAACAGTGTTCTGCTGCACAACTTCGACGAAAGTGGCTAATTGCTCCATTACCTTTAATCCGCCGGTTATTTCGGCGTTATCGACGATTTTAAAGACTTTGTGCGCGTTTAAGTATTCGTGTAGATCCATACCGATCACCTTAAAAAACCGATTTTATTCTTTCTTTAGTCTTCTGCCGAATGGATCTCGGCCTATTCTAGTATAGAAGTCGTCAGGACCCTCTTTTTGGCCTGGCTCCTTCAATTTTTGAGTTTCACCAGTTGCGAGGAATTTTTTTTCGACTTTCCCAATTTCTTCCCTGATATTGCTAATTTTTTCGTCCAATTTCTTCATTGCTTTCTCTATTTGCTTAGTAACTAGTTTTTCAAACTCTTCTTCGGATTTGGGGGTCTCTTGTTTTTCCTTTTTTTCAGGGGCTTTGTTTCCTTCGCCTTCCTCAGCATCTTCTTTTTTTTCGGGCGTAGGATACGCGTGTTCACCTTTAAGAAACTTTAAAAGCTTCTTGGCCGCTTCTTTGACTTCTTCAGGCGTGTCTTTGGATTCAACGATTTCCTGTAGCGTCTTTTCCATATCAGCGTTCTTTGCGGTCTTTTCTGGGGGTGCGTAGGCGTAGCCCATCACAGCGGACTCTATTTGGGCCATGGCTTGCTCTAAGAGCTTCATTGCTTCTTGCATCATTTTAAGGGCGTCCTGCCCTTCATCGGCTTGTTTTTCTTTTTTCTCAGGCACTTTGCCCACCTCATCTTTGTCTCTTTTTAAAATAATCCATTGAGCATCGGGCACGGCCGGATTATCGACCAGTGCAACCTCATAAACTTTCAAATCTCTCAATTCGTTGGGCTTTCCGCCCTCAACATCCTCATCATCGCCCTTTTGAGATTTCGCAACTGCAAATTTTGGTTTAGGGTTACAACCCATACAGTATCCTCCAATGGAAATTCCTTTTATCGTGCCTTTTTTGACCTCATTCCAGATGTCATCATTGTAGATTTTAAATCCGAGCATCCAGGTGCCTGCTGGCAGCTCAACACCCTTTATTCTCATTGGTTGGCGGAGAATATACGATTCTACGACTGCGACGTCCTTTTTCTCAAGAGGGATCTCATGCATGTATGTAATCATCTGATACCACGCCATAAAGTCATGCGCAGTCTCTTCTATCTCCTCTGCCGTAATGAACTCACCATCTTTGTCTACTTTGTCCGGGACGAGTGCTGGTGCTAGTGCGAAGCGTTTCTCCTTGTCAACCTTGACTATTGGGGTGGTAAACTTCTTACCATCAGCCTTTGCACGTTTCTCAACCTCATATTTGTCCACTTCGATCAGCTCCGGTTTTGAGCCCGGTTTAGCCCAAATTAGGTGTTTTTGGCCTTTTTTCTTCAATTCTTTGATAACGTCTCCAAGATCGTTTTTTTCGGCGTAGGGCGTTTGATCCTTCGGTTTTTCAATAAGCCAAACTCTCTGCCCTCCGACTGGAGCATACTCAATAATATACCGGCCTTTCAGCTTTTTACCGTGCAGGAAGATTTCAAACATGTGCTCACGCCACACCCCAATCTCATAGTCACCATGGTCGATAGCGAAGAATTTTGAGTATTTTCTGCTTGTGCTCCCTACGCCGCCTGGTTCGCTGATATGGGGCTTGTTTACGCCGACTTTGAGCCATTCCTTTGGCTGTGGCAGCTTAAACGCTCCTTGAAGCTTCCTGTCCCCCAGTTTAAATAGTAGAGAGCCTCCAGCCTCTTTATTTTCCTTTGTCTCGCCTAAAAAGACCGAAAATCCCCAGAGATGGTCGTTGGCAGTGAATCTCATGTCGGCATGGACTGAGTGATCTGTTTCAAGCAATTCCTCATTAGAGAGCCTTGTTTCCTCTTCGTTAAGGCCTCTCCAGTGGTGTTGGACTACGAAACGGCCTCTCCCGGATTTTGGGAAGTTTTTCCACCAGTTCTCAGCCCAATATCTTGCGGCGGCCTCTCCCCGCGTTTCAATCTCATCATCTTCTTCTTTGAGAAGCTCTTTGAGCCCCTCAAGGCCGTGGAGGTCGTAGAATAGTTTGATTGTTTGTCTAATGTCTTTTGTCTTGTGATGCAGGTTGAAGTAGAGCTTCTTGTATAATTTCATCTCGTCTGAGATCGGCTTATAGTCTCTGAGGAATTCTTCTTGCTTCTTGTTGAGTTTCCAGTTCGATTTGAGGAGCTTTCGGACAATGGAGCTGTCTATGATCTTTTTTCTTTTTCGCGTGTCTTGTAGAACTCCTGAGCGACCTGCGATGTCTATTGCCTGTCCTGCGGTGTATGGTTCCTTCCTAGCCTTATCGACGTCCTGTGGCATCCCCACAACCCATGCCAGGACCTCACCATCCTTCTCTTCCTTAATGATGATCTCTCCAACCCAGACAGTGATTATATCCCCTTCTTCTGCCTTGAAGTTGGCGTTCATGGACCATCCGAGGTCCACATACTCTCTGCCCTTGAATTCAGTTGTGTTTTTGAATTCTAAGCTGCCTGGGAGGAGCCCGCAGCGGAAGGAGTAAGATCCGTCCTTATTTTCCCTTGTTTCTAAGACTATCGTTTTGATCTCTGCTGCAAGCTTAACCTTTGCCAAGGCGTCTGTAGCCCCTTTTAGGTTATAGGGTGCTTCAAGGTCCTTCACTACGATGCCCTCGCTCATATATTCCTTGGAGTATTTTTTCCAGGCTTTTTGAAGGTCTTTCATTGATTTCACTGGCATTTGTTCAGTAATAGCAAAAATGACATCGTTTGCTTCGATATTTTTGAAATATTTGTTATAGAGTTTTTCAAGTGCTTTTCTCCGTTCTTCGAACGGCTTTTCATGGATGTCGCCACCAGCGTCCTCTATGTAGAGAGCGTCGAATAGTGTGATGACAACTCTGGCATTTGGGGGGATTTCTGGCTTCTTTGAGGTTAATGTCATCAGTTTGGTTCTTGGCCAGCGTTTCCCGCCTTCTACGATGCCGATATCGCAATCAAGGATGAAATCAGTGTCTATTCTCTTGAGGGCGTCCTCTAAGCCTGGGATCTTGTGTATTTTTTCGTCTTTGGTGTCTTCGAAGCGTAGGCTTGCTTTTTCTCCTTTCTTTTGCAGTATCGCTCTGAATCCGTTCAGTTTGATCTCTGCGACGCTGTTAGGATGTTTTTTCAGCCAGTCGCCTAGCTCTTCTGGTTTGAAGGCCTCAGTGCCTGCGTTATACAGTTTCATGGCGGGCTTCTGGGGTGTAAACTCGGCCGTTATGGGCTGGAGCCCTCCAGCTTCCTTCTTACCCTTTTCTTTGCGGTTTGCGGGCTTTCTTAGTATGCCCTTCACATATTTGAGCTTGCCTTTAGAAATTTCTTCTAGTTCCACTATTTCGAATTTGGGCCTGTCTTCTAGTAGTTCTTCGTTAGTCCAGAAGTAGAATGACTCCTTTACCCAGTAGGATTTGTGGTCGGGGTGTGCGAAGGCTCCGGGGCCTTCTGCACTTGGGACTTCGAATATGAACAGGCCGCCGGGCTTCAATACCCTGTGGACTTCTTTCATGATCTTTTCTTTGTCGCTGAGGTGCTCTAGGACGTGGAATGCGAGGATCTTGTCGACTGATTCGTCTTCGAAGGGGATGCCATCCTCTAGGTCGTGTACTATGTCAGGTTCGTGCTCTTTGTTCTTATCTATGCAAATAACACCCTCACGTTTGTTTTCACCACAACCAAGTTCGACTACGACAGGGTCTTTAGAGCTTATTTTTGAGATGATTTTCTTGATTCCATCTCTGAGCCTTTTTTTAATCTCTTCGATCCTGCTCATGGATTTTCTCCGAAGAACAAGGTCGTACAGTGGGATGTAGTCGTCATGGGGACCTTGAGGGTTGTTAATAATGTGTAGGGGCTCTTTCCTTGGGGCTATGGCTTTTCGAAGCGGTAAATAGATGTTTTCATATTGTATGAGATACTTGTTATCTTTGAGCTCTGACCGCACAAGAATGTCAATATCACCATATTCTTCCTTCTTTACGCTTGAACCAACTATAGAAATGAAATCGGGGGTAACGACCACTTCTTTGGGCAGTTTTTCAAAATCTATGGGTGTTTTGGCTTTTTTCAGTTCTTTGTCTAGATCGTCGTGTACGTTGTGTTTCATGTTTCTACGCTGCATCTCTGACACGATTAGATGATGAGCGTTAACCAGATCCTCCAGATTTAGTTCTTCACCGCCACCGTCTCTTATTTGGGGGTATAGCTGGTGGCAGCGTCGGTGCAGGCTCAGCAACTCTTTATCATCAACTTTTTCCAGTCGATCAGGTGTGATTTCTTTTATTTTCATAAATAGCACCTTCCCCATCTACCTTCTAGGTAATTGAAGCCAATTAGCGTCTCTAGAAGCCACAGGGACAATAGTACATCTGCAATTTGGATGCATCGGGATCAGGTCCTTGATTTCAGGATCAGACGCCTGGAAAATCATCCCCTCGAATTTTAAGCATCTTCGACAAACCCTGGAGTCCCCTGCGGTCACATACATGACTTGTTGCACTCCAGCGGCTTGAAATGCCTCCAATTTGGCCATGTGGGCCGCTGCTGAGAGTTCTGTTCTTGCGATGCGCTCAAATTGATAGCTTAGACGCGACCAGTCCTCTCCCGCAGGCTTCAGCCTAGAGAGGATCCTGTTGGCGATATCCCGGGCAGCCACCTCTCGTGCTTTCATCTCTTGTATTATATCTCCAAGGCTCGCCGCCAATCGGCCAGGCACGGCCGACAACGCCGGCTTTGCAAAATCTAAGAATCTTGCATTGAGCTTTCCGGTATCGGCGCCAGGAACTATGAAGGATGATGGTGTAAGGTTCAATGAGGAAAGCATAGAGTTAATGGACGTCTGGTACGTCTTCTCAAATGTCCCCGCCATCCTGGAGCGGAGCGTTTCTTCAACTGGCCCCGCTCGCTTCCTGTAAGCGGCTGCGATGGCTAATAAGAGGAGTATGTCTTCTTTGTCAAGGTCTAACAGCTCCAGCTCTCTCTGAAGCTCCTCATCTTCCTCTGTTTCGTCAATTGCCTGTTTTCTTTTCTTCTGGTTGGCAACCCAGGCTTCTACAAGCTTTTTGATTTCGGGGTACGCTCCTTTGGCAATTTCCTCAACAACGCCCAGAACATTCTTGGTTTCTTCTAGGACAAGGCGTCTGGTCGTCTTATAATCAGTAGAGGGGTTGATGAGGGGCTTGACCTTCAAACGCAAAGATAACGCTTTTAATTCGCGGATGGTGTCGTTAATGTCGTCGATTAGGTCTTTCATCAGTTTTCCTCAAGTCTTTTCTCTATCTTTGTTTTTAGAGCTTCAAGAGTCTCTATGGCCTTGTTTATCATTTCTTCTTCGACGGGGGCTTCGATCGGCTGTCCTTTAATGTAATGGCAGTTCATGAGCGGGTGGTCTGATGGTTGGATGTTGTACCGGCCGCTGAATCGCTTAATAAGCTCATTTGGAGTCATAGCACCGGCTTCGAACAATTTCAGACAGTTTTGCAAGTCTTCATCGTCCTCTTCAACATCAACATTTCTGAACCTAAACTCCCAATCTTGCGAGTTAAAGCCTCTAGGGTCTCTGATTACAAATCTGTTGATTGCATCTTCCCAAAGTCGCTGTCGGTGCTGTATTATGCCTTTTTTGTAGTTGACTCGCATTACCCTTGCTGTATTCCCTCCAAGGGAGCCTATTTGCATCACAGCGACGCGGTAGGGGTCCACTCCATGCGCCGATATGATTTCATCGCGGTTATCGAGGCCGTATAGGCGAAAGCCGGCTTCTTTGGTCTCTACAGCAAGTCTTTCGAACTCTACTTTGATGTTTGAGTCTTTCTCGCCCGGAATCGCGAGTATTAGCGGAGTGTGGGGATTTCTGACGATTTCTTTGAAATGCTGTTCTATGGCCTCCTGTAGGATTGTGGAGCCCGTAGGCTGCCCGTTTTCGTCTAAAATAGCCTCATCTTCGAAATCTCCGGTGATGAAGACAGCATAAGTCGGAACTCCAAAATTCTTAAAGAAACTGATATTATAGTCTTTGCGGGCCTCTTCGGCGGCTATAGCTGAAATGGCCGGCACATAATCCGGCACTCCGTAATAGGAGCTACGGGAAGAGTAGTTATGGATCATGATGAGCTCATTAGCGGCCAAATCGCCAGGTAGGGCTCCAAGAGGGAACTCTTCGCCAGTATCCATGTGTACGTCCTTCTCATAGCC